CTAAGATGAATAAACGTTAATTGCAATTTCTTCATCTCGTTCTTCCATTTCTTTTAATACATGTGAGTAGTGATCAAGTGTTGTTTGAATATCTGAATGTCCTAAGCGTTTGGAAACAGAATGAATATTAGCACCTTTGTAGATTAAGACACTGGCATGTGTATGTCGTAAACCATGAATGGAAATATGCTCGATCTCCAATGCATCAAGAGTTTTTCGTAATAATTTATTAGCACCTTCATTTGTTACGGTTTTAATAGCAGATTGCCTATAAAAAACCAAATTGTTTTCGTTTTCTGGTAGAGCTAATATTAATTTCTTAAATTCATTCATAACTTTCTTATCAATGGAAATTTTTCTTTCTGATTGTTCATTTTTTAAGGAGCTAAATCCAGTTCCTCTTTTGTAGTCCCATGCTCTATAAACTTTTATTTGGTTCGTTTTAAAATCAAAACAATCTATTGTTAGTCCTGTTAACTCACCAAAACGAAGCCCTGATACAAGCCCCAATAAAATTAAATGGTAAGTGCTTGTGGAAGGCGATAAACGATTAAATAATTCATTATATAATTTAACACTATCATTATAATTCAGGTGTTTATCTTCACTCTTTTTAGCGTTATGAGTAGCGTTTAATTCCACTTTACGAGTGAAGTCTATCGTTATATATCCTTCCTCAATTGCATCTTTTACACATGCTCTGATGTGTGTATTAAGCTTTCTAACGGTCTCCCTTGATTTACCTTTACCATATTCATTTAAAAACACTTGGTAATCAGCTCGAGTGATTTTCTGAATCGGTTTATCTTTGAAATGTTCCTTAACACGTTCAACAGAATTTGAATAACGGTTGTAGGTATTAATGTGTTTATTGGATTTATACAATTCAATCCATTCTTCAAAATAAATTGAGAACGCTTTTTCTTTAACAATTACTTGATTACCTTTTTTTAATAGCAGTTCTTTTTCTGCTGCAGCTAGTTGTGCCTCTCTCTTAGTAGCAAAACCACCTTTTGAAATAGGCTTTCTTTTGCCATCCACATAGTGATTAATCATATATTGCCATGAACTACCGCGTTTTGTGATACTAGCCATTATAAAAATCTCCTTTTTGATTTATAAGAAAAGAGCAAGACGGATGAGTCTGCTCTTTTTAACTACAAGGTGGTTCTGTAAAATATTTTACGATTTTACCATAAATCTTAATGTTGTTTTCTAAATTACTTAATTTCACTACATATTGTCTAAATGACCTATCATTTGAGTCAGGACTAAAGATAATCTCAGATCTTTCAGTATCAACGAATATCCTTTTTACCGAATATTCATTATCACCATTACTGAATAAAACAATATCATCATTTCTAATCTTTTCAATTTCAGTTGGTTTAACAGCTAATAGAGAACCATCTAGAAATACTTTATTCATAGAATCGCCATTTGCTTTTACAAAAAAAATATCTTCATGATTTGCCCATTTACCCATAAACGTGTCAGGTAAAGTAATCTTTTGAACATCATCTTCTAATATACTTTCTATGCTTGTTGGTAATCCAGCAGCAACATTAGCATCATAAAAATTATATGTAGAAGAGAAAGAAAGTGGATCCTCTGCTTGCCACCCCATCAAATATGCTGGAGGAACATCATATAACATAGCTAATTGTTCAATTGTCTCAAGTTTTAAGTTTTTAATATTACCACTTTCATACCTTTGAACAGTTGCTTCTGTTTTACCTAGAACTTCGCCAACAAAAGCAAGTGTTAAATTTCTTTTTTGACGTGCTATTCTTAATCTGTTTCCGATATCCATAAATATCACCTCCTCTTTATTTATAGTATACAATAAACTTTCGTAAAATGAAAGTTTGCTTTCTTGTTTTCTAAATCTTGCATTTTGTGGTTGAAAGTTATTATTCATATTGCTATTATTAACTTACGTAAAAAGAAAGTAGGTGATAGGAATATGAAACCTAGCATTAATTCAGAATTACTAGAATCAAAAATGCTTTTAGCTGGGTTTAAATCTAGAAAATCTTTTGCAGAAGCTCTTGGTGTATCAGAACACAGTGTTAGCAACTTATTGAATCGTGTTTATAACCCTTCCTTTGAGCTAATGAATAAAATTTATCGAACTTTAGATTTAAAACCAGATGAAGGTCAGGAAATTTTTTTTGGGAACTACTTACGTAATACGAAAGTTATGGTTGTATGAAGGAGTGGATGCAGTTCTAAAAAATATCATTCCTTATCTAGAAATCGATGGGGCAAATTGCCATGTGAATCATAAAAGCGCTGTGATACCTAGCCAACGAAGGTATAGTCATAACTTATAGCTTACATGACGGTAGCAACGTTAGATTATTTTGGAAGGAGATGGGTTCGAGTGGTTCTGTTAAGTTTTCAAGAGATTCTATTAATTATATCTATAGCACTACGTAACGTTGAGCTGGGAGAAAGAATAAAGATGCTAGAGCAAGAAACCTCAAAAAAAGAAGCCCATATAAATTACTTAGAGGGCTTCATAAAAGGTAGGGGAGAAATTTAGTTAACTTAGATTTTTAAAGATAGCATCAAATTCTTTGAATTTTTTAGGGTCGTTGGCTATCTCCTTCATAAGAATCTCTGCAAATTTATTTTCTGGTGCGGCTGTATTTTTTTGGATTTGCTCAATGGCTAATTCAACCGTTTGTTTTGCGAATTCATCATTACGTTTTAGCATTATACCTTTTAAATCTTCTATTTCATCTTGAATTTTTAAAAGGTACGGAGTGATATTCTGATGCACAGGTTCGTTTTCTTTTTCGTTTTGTTCAATAGAAAAATCAAAAGAATTAATTGTTTCAGCTAGACGCTCTTTTGCGGCAGAGGCTTTATCTAAATTATCAGTAGCGTAAGTTATTGTACGTAAACTTGCAAGGTCAAAAGGAATATCTGTTCCTTCTTTCATAATAGGAATTAATGGCTTTCCCAAAGCGTGGCGATATCCAATTTCATAAAAAGCATTTGGGTTGTATTCAGACATATCCGCAATTATTAAATCGGCTGTTTTCAAATGTTCATAGATAGTATTGTCAATACGGTCTGTGCCATAAATTTGGTCAACACGTATCACTTGGAAATGCAGTTCTTGACAAACTGGTTGAATAATGTGTTTTAAAACAGTATCAGAATTTTTCCGAGTTTCTGAACCTTCATTACCTATTGGACAAACGATAAAACATGTTTTCATATAAAATCTCCCCTTCAACTAATTTAGGAATATTAGTATATTCGAACAAATGTTACCACGATATATTGTGGTGGTCAATTGATAGGGGGTCTATATATTGAAAATTCGTGTTAAGGAGTTAAGAGAGTATCGTAAGCTATCGAGGTATCGACTTGCTAAACTCTCAGGGGTAAATGAATCTACTCTTCAAATGATAGAAAATAGCAAGAATCCAAATCCTACATTTCGTGTCATGTGCAAAATAGCAGATGCTTTGGGAGTGAGTTTGGATGATCTAAGAAATGAATGAATCAATTTGAAGCTCGTAGTTACCCAAAACAGACAGGCAGTAACTACACAATGATGTTTGCTCAAATTTGGGCTTACTGAAAAAGAGGTGATTTGATTGCAACAACTGCAAGTTAATTTAACTGTTCCTGTACCAGATGAGTATGTGTTAATCAATCGAGTTGAATACGAAGAATTACAAACTCATTCTCTACATGGTGTCTATTGGACAATGGTTGATTTAGAGAACCGTATTGGAAAAAAGCAAGTGTGGATTAAAGATAATATTTTGTATCCGCAAAAGTTCAAAAGACAGTTAGATGTTTCGCAAGGTGGATTTGTTTATTATCCAAAAGCTAAAGGTGAAAAATGGAGCTTCTTAGCTTCTAAGATGTCTCAGTTTTTGGAAGATAACTTTTACACAATATTTAAAGGGTAGGTGAAACCAAATGAACACAACCAACCTAGAGTGGCGAGCAGAAAAGTCTGATGATAGCAGAACTGAAAAATTGCGTGAGGCAATTAGGAAAACAGTTGCTATGTGGTCAGCAAGATGGGCTCAGGTAAAGGCAGGTGAATCGAATGAAAGGTAGTTTCCATCAATCTCGTAGGCAATCAAATTTTTACAACTACTTGAAACCGGACAAGCAATTAGCTTATGCAAAGCAATGGGTAGCCACTTTGAATAGCAAATTATTAGAGCCATTCGTGAAAATTACAGGTGCTACAAAATTTAATCGTGAAGTGTTTTACGAAATTGACATTGAAAGATTATTGGAAGTAGAAGAAGAAAATCAGAGGTTACGTGAAGCACTTGAGTTTTATGGAGACAACTCAAATTACTTAATTGAATGGAGCGACAAATGTGATGAATACATGCCTTCTGTCGCTGACAACGATGGTGGGGAAATCGCACGTCAAGCACTGGCAGGTGAATCCAAATGAACATTAAACCAGTGCCGGATGATTTAGTAGGTGAAGTACTAACAAGTCTTGTAAATCCACTATTTGAATTACACCAAATTGCTTTATATCTTCCAATAAACGTTTTATCAGATGTGAAACAGCGTATAGGTGATTGGCTTGCCAGTGGTGGCAAAGAAACAGATCCATACATTAGGCAACAAGTCGCTTATGCGAAGAAAGTTTATACAGCTTTGAGGGGAGGTGAAATAGGGTGAAGGAAATTCCAACAGCTGAGTTTTTAAAAGACTTATCAAACGATGGATTTGCTAATTATAAGAAAGACGTTTTGGAGGGTCCACTATTCTAAAAAATCATCACTAAAATTGAAGATTCTGCATTAGATGGCTTTACTGGTTGGCGTCAACTAGTAGATCGCCATGATGATGTTAGAGCTTTGAAGGTTATTCAAAAAGAACTGAAATCAAAGGGTTTTTATTGTGAATTTGTAACTGAGAGAAAACAAGGCCTACTTAGTTCGTATGAAGAAAAATATTTCCACATTAAATGGGGTGATTGAATGGACAAGGTACAAGTAACTCAGGAAATAGCAGATGCTTTAAAGGCATGTGAAGTGCTTAACAAAGCCTTCTTAATACGCGAAATCGGAAATGTATTTTATGGAACATCTGCATCAAGTGTTTATGCAGGTAAACTCGCAGATTTGCTAAAAGCACAATATAGCCTCGAAGAAGCAGTTCAAATTTGTTTTGGTGAGTACGTAATCATAAAAACACCTGAAGAAGAAATTGCAGAAATTTATAACTTAAAAGTAAGTAACTTTTGGGAGGCTCATCAGGAAGGTGTAAGGCAAGGTATTCGCTACGTAGCTATAGCATTTAACTTAAAAATCAAAGGAGTGGATTGTTAATGAAATCAACAGGTATTGTTCGTAAGGTGGATGATTTAGGGCGTGTGGTCCTTCCAAAAGAGTTACGCCGCACATTAGGTATCGAGGAAAAGGATGCTTTAGAAATCTATATAGATAACGACAAAATCATCTTGAAAAAATATCAACCAAATATCGAAAAGGACGAAGTTATTGCTAATTTGCAGAAGATGGCTTCCAGTGCAAAAAATCCAAATGTGCTCGAGACAATTGAACGCGCTATTAAATTAATTCGGTAGGTGAAGAAAATGAATGATTGTCTTTTAGAAGTCCTGGGCGATTACTTTGTAGCTAACAACCTATTATACAAAGGTTGGGAATTTCATGAGTTTGTAACCGAATGGCAGCTCGGCACTATAGTAATGACGAAGGGGTGATTTAATTGGGCCATAAACATTGGACGCCCAGGGAAATCAAATATGTAGCTGAAAAGTCGTTATTAGATTCTACTAATGCAGTCGTCAATGTTAAACAGATGGCAAAGTATTTAAAACGTAGTTCAGGGGCTGTAAATAATAAAATTACCAAATTGAGAAAAGAAGGTACATTACCTCAAATTAATCGCGAAAATGCACTAGATTCTTTAAATAGACCATATTCAGATGAGGAAATAAAAAGAGTTACGTTCATGTTCCAAAAAAATAGCACTGTTAAGGAAATAGCCGATGCTCTTGATCGAACGGAATCAGCAATACAAAGTTTGATTTTCAAATTGAGACAAAAAGGTGTTATTGAATCTCCAAAAAGAGAATTATGGCAAAAACATGAGGAAACTTATTTATTAAATAACATTCAATTTGATGAACATGGTTATACAGCTAACACAGATGAATTGGCAAATTTTCTTGATAGATCAGTTCAATCAGTTTCTAGGAAGATTACCAAATTACGAAAAAGTGGTGCAATAACAATTCATGCGGATCGCACTAAGACAAGTGTAAAGGCGAAAAATGCACATGAACAATTTAATAAAAGAAGGTTCGCTGGATGCGAAAGGAAGGTGCCTATAGTGGTCAATACACCGAGTAAGGTTGAAGTTGTACAAGTTGTCCTTACTGTAACGGTTGGTGCTAATGGTGAGGAAATACATCAATTTTGGACGTTTGATGGAAAATTACTCGCTGAAAATAAAAAACTCACTGAGGGCAATCAGTGAGCACAAATCAAAAACGTTCTTAATCATTATATCAAATCGGGAGGTTGTTTCCTAGCATGACGAGAAAGCCACTCGAAAAAAATAATTGAAAATCAAATAAAGAAATGGCTCGATTTGCAAGGCTATTGGTGGATGAAGGTACATGGTGACATGTTTCAAAAGTCAGGTGTACCGGACATCCTAGCTTGTATCAATGGAAAGTTCGTAGGCATTGAAGTAAAACGTCCAGGTGGAGTTGTGAGTGAGCTCCAAAAATACAATATCGAAAAAATTCAAGCTGCAGGAGGTGTAGCATTTGTCGCATACAGTGTCGAAGATGTCCGAATTAATCTCGACCGATTCCATGTTATATGAATATCAAAAAGAAGTGTTAAAAGTTGCTAGACCTAACTGGCTCTATGCCCTTGATACAGGTACCGGCAAAACAATCTTATCCATTCATCATTATTTACTTCATTACAATGGTGAACCGTTACTTAATGTAGCTCCTCCACAAAAAATTAAAGAAGGTGGATGGGATAGAGATATTCAAACGATTGTTAATCACTATGGTATAGAAATTCATTATGACCTATTGAGTTACGGCAAGATCGCTAGTGACTGGAAGAATTATAAAGGTTGGTTCGTCATTTTTGATGAGTGCCATTATGTAAAAACATCCACATCACAGCGTGGGAAGGCTGCTAAAAATTTAGTTAAGGCAAGTACGTACTTTGTACTCTTATCTGCTACACCATCTAGTAATGGTTGGGGCGATACGATTAATTATTTCATTATGTTTAACTTGGCACAAAGTAAATCACAATTTGAGCGTGAGTTTGGCATTTTTGACACGTTATATCTTGGTAAACGCCGAGTAAATAAAGTTGTTGGTTGGACTCATGAAAATGTACTCAAGCAAATGTATCAATCTTTTAGTGTGAAATTATCCAAAGATGATTGTTTGGATTTGCCACCAATGGTAATCGAGGATGTAACATTCAAACGATCTACGGAGTATTTGAAACTAAAAAAAGATCGCATTTTAGAGGTTAATGGAGAAAAGGTTGTCTATGACACCTATCCAAAGCTTGCACAAGGCTTGCGTTACTATGCCAATCAAAAAAACAAGCTTGAATATATTGAAATGTTAGCTGAGAGCACTAACGAGAACATCATTATCTTTTATAACTTCAAAGCTGAAAAAGAAGCATTGCTTTTACTAATGGCTAAGTTAAAGAAAAAAGTTTTTGAGGTGAGTGGTCAAAAATCGGAATTACCTGCACGTAATCAATGGTCCAAGTTAAAGGGGAGTGTAACACTCGTTCAATACCAAGTTAGGTGCTGCAGGCATTGAATTACAATATGCGAACCTTGTTATTTTCTACACACCAACTTATAGCTTGCAAGATTATGAGCAGTCATTAGGGCGAGCATACCGTAATGGCCAGGACAAAAAAGTAACGGTCTATCATTTCATTACCAAAGATACGATTGAGGAATTAATTTACGGTGCCTTGAAAACAAAGAAAGATTTCACGGACGAGCTATTTGTGAAGTATATGGGAGGGTGAAACGGATGGCTGAAACAAAAGAAAAAGCCGTACTAATTGACCTTGGCACCGTACGAATTAAAGAGTATGACAGCCTTAATGTTCAAATTGAGCTCTTTGAAGAAGTTCATAATCCTATTACAAAAAAATCATCCCATAAGTGGCGATTTAGAGATTATTCAGATACCATTTTGAACGCTTTAAAACTAATCGTTAACAAAGATCTATTGATTGATAGAAAAGCCGCCAACGGCTTGGAAAAATACTTAAAACAAGTCGAGGAAATTCATAACAAAATAATGACTGCTTTGGAGGGTGAAAAATAAATGTTTCAAACGGAAGATAAAAACGTCATTGAGAATCGCCGAATTTTTGTCGGTGGTTCGGATGTACCTATAATTTTAGGTTTAAGCAAATACAAAACACCATATGAGCTTGCAAAAGAAAAAACCGGTTTGGTACCTACAGTATTTGATTCAAATGAATATACAGTCTATGGCCAGGTAATTGAGCCTCAAATACGTGATTACATCAATATAATCAATGAAACAAATTTTAAACCGGATACGGTGATCAATAAAGAACAAAATATCCGTGGTAACTGTGATGGCGCAGATTATGAGGAATCCTTATTACTTGAAATTAAATCACATGGTAAAAATCCAACGATGGATGTATATAAAGTTCAAATGCAGCTGTATATGAATGAATTTAACCTTGCTGCAGGATGGTTAGCTTTATATGAACGTCCAGAAAACTTTGATGCTGAATTTGATCCTGAGCGATTAAAAATTGAAGTGGTCCATCGAGATGAAGTACAAATTAATGAAATTTTACAAGCTATCGAGCTGTTTTGGCATCGTTGTGAGGCATTAAAACAAAATCCTGAAATGTCTGAGGCTGAATTTTATTCTATTACCTTAGAAGAAAAAAATGAGATTGCTATTGTCGCCAGCGAAGTAGAGAAATTCGAACTTCAAATTCAATCATACAAAGAAATTGAATCCCAATATAAGGCTATGAAAGACAAGCTATATCAATTAATGATGGAGCACAAAGTGAAATCATTTGAAACGGATCGATGCACTATTACTTTGGTGCTTCCTACTGAATCCACATCAATAGATACAAAAGCTTTACGTGAATCACACCCACGTATTGCTAAAAGGTTTGAAAAAGTAACGCCTAAAAAGGGTTATACGAAAGTTTCTGTGAAAAAAACGAAGGAGGCTAAATAATCATGGCACTACCACCAAATAAACCAAAGAAAACTATTGAAACACCGCGTAATTATTTCATCTGGGGACCAACTATGAATGGTAAATCGTATCTTGCGAGTGAATATCCTAATCCAGTTATTTTCAATACAGATGGAAACGCAGCACAAATTGAAACACCATCGGTTGACCTAAAAAATGAGCGCGATCCAAAGACCGGCACAATAAAAGTTACTGTTGTTGAGCAGATGTTAGAGCTTATTAAAGACCTAGAGAAAGGTGGTCACGGCTTTGAAACGGTGGTTATCGATGTAATTGACGATTTAGTTACACTCATTGAGCAAGCAATTTGTGAGGAAAATGGCGTTGATTATATAGGTGACGTTCCTTATGGCAAAGGTTGGGGCTTACGAAAAACATTCATCACATCTATTGTAGTTCGGCTTAAAGCCCTGCCAATGAATGTAATTTACATTAGCCGTTATGCTACAAAGCTTGAAAATAACATTGAAAAACCAATTCCATCATTAGGTGACAAAGATTTAAACGTTGTGAATGGTAACTGTGACCTAAACATCATGTGTCAAAAAATCGGCAAAAAATATCTTCGCCGTGTAGTGGATCGCCGTAAAAATTATCAACGTGATTGGATTGAGGACGAGCGTATTTTAAAAATCTTAGATTCTATAATTGGTGCTTTTGATAAAGGTTCCTCTAATGAACCACAACAACCAACAAAGCCAGTTGAAGAAAAGAAAACATTAACCCAAATTGCTGATGAAGTTAAAGAAGGTGTAAAAATCTTTGATGAAGATTCTTACTACTTCCATCCAGAAAGTGACTCTTATTTGAAATATAAAAAAGGTGATGTTATTCCAGAGGACCCTGATTTCGAACTCTGCAACCCAATTTCAAAAGAAGAATATGAAAAAGGGATTAAAGAGGAATCAAATAGTGAGGAATCAAACATTGAACAATACGTGAAGGACAACCCACCGCCAGCCAATGAACCAAATACAACGGCAACGGCACCACGTACAGCTAAGCCAGGTGCACCACGAGCACCAAGAGCTCCACGTACAAAATGATTTGCCCATATTGCCAAGAACAAGCTGAGTTTATCAGTTCAAAGGATTTTTACGGCACAGATTATCGTACCAACTTATATGTATGTAGGCCATGTGATGCTAGGGTGGGTACACATGGGCGAGGTAAAACACCACTTGGCACAATGGCAAACGCTGAATTGAGAGAACTACGTAAATTGTGTCATGCACGATTTGATGTACGGTGGAAGTTCGGGAAAGTTAGTCGCTCGAAAGCTTATATGCAGTTAGCCGATATGATGGGATTAACACGAGAAACAGCACATATCGGTATGTTTGATAAAGAACAATGTAAAAAATTATTATCTTTACTACCAAAGGAGACGAAAACTATGAATAACTTAGAAGCTATGGCACAAAAATTATTAGCAGAGGGATTTGACCCTAAAACATCACCAGTGGATGATCACGAGGCACTTCCAGAGGGTGGATATGATGTTGTACTTTCAGAGGTGCAATGGCGTGTAAATGATAAGGGAACAGAATGGTTACAACTTGATCTTGAACTTTTAAATGAAGGCTATGAAAATCGTAAATACTTTGGAATGATCTTCTTCACTGAAAAAATGATGGCACGTGCATTAAAACAAACGATGAAATGTGCATATGCACTAAACATTGAATTAGATCCATCTGTATTTGGTTCACCTGAAATAGATTTAGTAAATGCCTTCAAAGAAGCACTAGGTACCCAATGCGAAATGGATATTAAGCATTCTAAATCTAAAAATGGCACATTTGTTAACTTCTTATTAAGTCAACCGGAGCCTTTCTAATATGTTCAAAGTGTATGATTTTGAGGTTTTTCCTAACGATTGGATGTGTGTCATCTTAAATCTAGCCAACAATAGAATCATACGCATACACAATGATAAAGAGCGCCTACAAAGCGCTCTTTCTTCAAAAGATATTCTTGTTGGCTTCAATAATTACCATTATGACGACATTATTTTGTGGGCTATCCTAACAGATCAGAATCCGTATGAAATAAGCCAGCAAATTTTAACCGGCACATTTAAACGAAAAGTAAATTGTGGCTTTCTTACATTAGACGTAAAGCAGGAGTTAATAAATAAATCACTTTCTTTAAAAGAAGCTATGGCCAACTTAGGCATGAACATCATTGAAACACCAGTAGATTTTAATCAAAAGGAATTGTCACCAGGTGAAATAAAAACAATTCTTGATTACTGTGAAAACGATGTAAAAGCAACTGGAGAAGCTTTTCAAAAACGTGAAGATTATTTTGCTTCCAAGTTTGAAATTATTGAGACTTTTAAATTACATCCATCCGATGTGAAAAAGACACGTGCAAATTTAGCATCCGCAGTATTAAAAGCTTTCAAAATTAAGAATCACAAAAGAGATCGATTAAAGCTCAGTTATGACAAGCGACTCAAAATTAACGAGTTACCAAAATCAGTTGTCGATTTTTATAACAACATCCACGTTTCCTATTTAGAAGGTGGGTCCATAACTGATTTAGAGAAACGACAATTTGAATACAAGCTTGCTGGATTGACCCATACGTATGGCTTTGGTGGATTGCATGCAGCAAAAGAAAATTATTTAGGAGAAGGGTATTTTCTTCACATCGATGCAAAGTCTTACTTTCCAACATTAAAGATTAATAACGGCTTTATCAGTAGAGCCGCCAAGATGCCTGAACGATACGAAAAAATATACCAGGAACGATTAAAGTATCAAGCTGCAGGTGAATCAAAAGAGGAAATATATAAGATTTTACTTAATGCTGCAGTAGGTGCCTGTAAGTCAGAGTTTAATGCGTTATTTGATCCACAACAATTTAACAACATCGTAGTAAATGGCCAACTTATTCTTACACATTTGATTGTGTTATTAGAGCCTTTTATAGAGCTTATCCAATCAAATACAGATGGCTTAATTGTTAAATATGAGGATAAGTCATTCCGACCATTTATCGATGAGATAATCGAGCGATTTAGTAAACACTATGAAATACATTTCAAAGTAAATGAGATTAATAAAATTGCTCAACGTGATGCCAATAACTATTGTGTCCGGTATGCCAATGGAAAAATAGTTGCAAAAGGAATTATGAAAAACTTTGAGGGTGGTACCTGGGAGCGTAATAGTCTATCTATTATCGATACAGCCCTGGTCAATTATTACATGCATGATATACCGATTCAAAAAACGGTCATTAATACATTCAAAAAAGATTTAACTGCATTTCAATTAGTGGCTAAACAAGGGAAATTCGAGGGTATGACTTGCGAAGTATTTGAGGATGGCCAAATGCAAATGAAGCAGATGCAGAAAGTAAATCGTATTTTTGCAACTACTGATCCAAAGCGTGGCGGTGTTTATAAAGTACGTGATGAAAAATATCAAAAGGTTTCTAATAGTCCAGAGCAGGCAATTGTCTGGAATGGTCCACTTGATCAATTTGAGAAACGGAAAATGGATCTGAATTGGTACGTGAAAATGATTCAAAAACAATTATTTGTTTGAGGTGAATTTAAGATAGCCTGCTCAGCAAATCAATGATTATTCTTGAGTGGAATCTTTATCTTTATTGAATGTTTCGTTAAATGTGTCCATCCCTTCTTTATCATTTTCTTTAGTTTTGTCAAAAACCATATTAAAAACACCACAGCCACTTAACAAAGAGATGATAGCCAAGAGTAATAAAGGTTTGAAGATTTTTTTCATTTTATTCACCTCCTAAGGCATTTTTAATATTATCGGAGTATATGGGTAATGCATAAGAGGGTTTCTTTAAAATGATTAGTAATATATAAATTCTATGAAGAAAAATGTTGTAAATATGATTTACAGTTGTTAAAAAAATGACTTTTTTAAAGCAAAAAAATACAAAAATATAATAAAGTGGATATTAATTAATGAAAACAGCGACACCAAATACAGAAACAGTACAAACAAAAGACATTCAAATTAGTGTGCTTTTTAAAAAAATGCAAAAAGACGATAAAAAAGAAGTTTTAATGTTTCATATCTTAACTGATGAAACGAAGCATGCAGCTGATTTATTAAAGTTAACAGGTAAAATGACCATTTTAACAATTTCAGATGATGAGGGACCATATGAGCCAATTCAAGCTGAATTTGTGAACTTACAACGTGACAATAAAAAGACTGTACTTAAATTTAATGTAGCAACAGAGGATGTAGACCGAGTGAACGCAATTTATCCTGCAGCTGGTACCAATATTTCTTTATTAATACAGCCTCAACAAATGAGTATGGAAGATATAGAAGATGAACATGAGGCATAGAGTATGATTGCTAAAATAGAAAGAACAATTCTTAGGGCTTCAAAAGTCCTGTGAATTGCCCTTTTTAACTAATAATTATTAACTTTTTTAATAGATTCCTTGTAATTAGTTAGTAAGTGTAAAATATAATCAATATTTTCACCGGATGGTATTATCCCAAAATTGTTAAGATGTTGGCTGAATGAAGGTTTATTTACAATGTCTAATGGCTCACCTTCTATATCATTAAAATCAATGTAGATTTGTACTGCTTCTCTAATTTTCATTCTTTGATTTCTGTCATCATTAGAAACTCTTTTGGGAGAATTCATTTTGGAAGAATTCATTTTCAAGCTATTTACTTCTCGTCTTACACTTGAAATTTCATCGAGTATCAATTGTTGCACGTCAGAAACTGTAGTCTGATGTAATGCTGGAACTTTAAATTCTCCAAAATTACCAAGGAAAGTAGAGTAAGTTGGGTCATCTTTAGACTTTTTAAAGGTTTGACTAACTGCATTAGCTAACTCAGCCTGAAATTTTACAATTTTATTAAAACGTAAATCACTTGGATAATTTAAGTGCTCAATGATTCCAGTGTCAAAAATAAAATCGGTTTTATCATCTTTTATAATTATTGTAGGTTTATCAAATGTTAGTCTCATACCTAATTCAAAAAGTACATTGGGGTTTCTGCCACTAATATCACAAATAACTATATCTGCATTATAGAGATTTTGAACAATTCTTTTATGTATTACGTCAATTTCTCCATCCGAATTGCTAACAATATCTGTTTTAAAATTGAATTCAATAATTTGAGAGACAGCTTGAGTAATAATTCCTTTTACTTCTAACCAATGTTCAGCAGTATAGTCAAACATAGAAGCAATTGGCATGATAATTCCGCAACGTAATTCTGGTTTGTTTTCCAATGAATATCACCTCTTAAAAATATTGTAATAATTTTATTTTAATAGAGTTACTAATTTAATGAAAGCTTTAATGAAAAAGAAAGGAGGTGCTACGGTTTGAAGTCTACTATAAAGCCATTGCGCTACATCGAGCTAGAAGAAAAAAAGCCAAAACACTCATTCGACATATTTTCTACGGACCACAAAAATTATAAAGATGCTGGTGTCATTTTAACGAAAGATATTGTGGTCGTAGATTTTGACACTAAATCAAATGCAGCCGAGTATGTTTACTCGGCTTATCCAACGTTACGAATCGAAACGAATCGAGGTTTTCACCTTTGGTATAAGCGTCCAAAGGCAGAGGGCATGACTACACCAATTAAAAACTATACAGATAAAACAACGGTGGCTGGATTAAAGGTCGATTATAAGACTGGCACTCGCTCACAAGCTACGATTAAGCAAAACGGCAAACTTCGACCAATGGAAAATGCTCATTATCTTGAAGATGTGAGTACATTACCAGAGCTTCCTTTGCTCTTGTATCCTTCTAAATTAAAACATAATTTACTAGGCATTAAAGAAGGGCAAGGGCGCAATAGTGCAATATACAGTCATTTACTCACAACGTTAGAGCAATATGGCACCGATATGATCAATAATGAAACGCTGCAGATACTAGCAACCTTCATCAATACCAAAGTATTTGCTGAGCCAATGGGTGATGACGAGCTTAATAACACAATAAAATCCGTTTTAGAGAAAAAGCCGGCACCTAGTTCACAACAATGGCTAAATCCAAAAGACATGGTAATGACCAGTGAAGTTTTAGCTAAACGCCTGGATCTTCATTATTACAACAATCAAATTTATTTTAAGCAGCTGGACCGTTATTTTAGTGATTCTAATAAGCTTCTTCGTGAAATAGACAAGCATATAAAATTAAAGCCAGCACAACATAAGCAGTTGCTTGAGCTATTTAAAATTAAATCAAATGTAGTAGAGGACAATGATTTTGTTATCCAGCTGCCTAATGGCGTAATTATCGATGATGGCGAGCCAATAATAATTGATGCCGGTTTTACACCTTATTATTTGGATGTCCAATATGATGAAGATGCCTATGACGAGCATGTTGATAAATTTTTAGATTTCTTTACTTGTAACCGAAAAGATTTACGCATCGTGATAGAAGAAATGTTTGGCCATATTTTAATGACCAAAGGTTTTCCACATAAAGTTTTCTTCTATAAGTCGGAAAAAGGGAACAACGGTAAATCAACCTTATTAAAAATGCTCACTTCATTCACAAATGGCCTCGAAACGAACGTGCCTTTAGATAAATTTGATGATGATACAGCTGTATATGGGATGTCCGGTAAATTGATGAACATTGCTGATGATATTGACGCGTCATATCTGGACAAATCGGCAAATTTCAAAACATTGGCTTCAGGAGATCCAGTAATGTTGCGCCCAATCTATTCAAGCCCTATTACCATACGTTCAAAGGCAACTCTTATTTTTACTTGTAACAAGATGCCGCAATTTAAAGATAAATCAGGTGGAATTGGTCGGCGATTAGTTGTCATTCCTTGTGATGCAGAAGTTAAAGTTATCGATGAAAATTTAGATGAAAAGCTTTCGAGTGATACAGCCAAGTCTTACATACTAAAACTAGCACTCGAAGGAATTAAGAGAATACGCAAGAATGGCAATAAACTGTCTGAATCAGCCACAATCGAACAGCAAACAATTGAATATTTCATTCAATCGGATAGTGCTCTTTCATTTTTACATCAATATAGCGATGAAATCGATGGAAAGAGGACCAGAGATGTTTACGCAATGTATGTAGCTTACTGTGAAGATGAAGGAAACAAGCCTGCTGGAAGTACCGAATTCGGTCGTAGGATGAAGAAGGAAGGCTGGGAATCAAGGGTGGTAAAAGTTATGGGTAATTCTGTAAGAGTTTATAAAAAGGTTACGGATGAGGTGACAGGATGATGGTAAACATATGTAACCTTCCTTAAAACTATATATATCAAGGGTTTATCTATCATTTTAATCATAGTAGGTTACAAATGAAAAAATACATCTGTAACCTCTACAAACCCTTATTATATATATATTTATATTATTATTATTTCTTTAGTTACAGATAAATAATAGATATAAGTATATAAAAAATAAATAAAAAGAAAAAAAGAAAAGAAATAAAAAAATATATAAAGAAAACACACCAAAATATCTGTATATCTGTAACCAATCCTCTCAAAACGTTGATATATCAACATTATTAAGGTTACATACAGCTTGTAACTATGAGTAACACGATTTGTAACCTTTATTGAAAGTAGGTGCTTAATATGAGTAAATTCGCATGGCTCAAAGATTATCGAGAGCTAGAATATGAAATTGCTTATTTAGAACTTAATTTAGTACGAACGAAAACAGAATTGAAACGCTGGGTACAAGGTGATTTAGCAAAAGTAAAATTAGCTGCTGATAGCCAAGGAAGTAAGGTAGAGGAAATTATTGAACAGATTGAATGGGAACTTGCTCATAAGATGAATAATCTATTTGATATAAAAAAATTAGTCAAAACTTTTGAAGGACTTGAACACAGAATTTTAATAGGTAAATACATTGAGCATAAAACTTTAGAACAAGTGGCAGAGGAATTAGGATACAGTGCTCAATATATTTATAATAAGCATGCACAAATAAGACGGATGGTATCATTTGCTGAAAGCTATAAGGTAAAATCTATACAGTAAAATCTTCACATAATATTACCTTAAGTTAAGCCAATGTTAAGTATTGAAAAACCGTTATATGATGGTAGTGTAATAGTTTTCGGAGAGACTATTTCTAGGTTTGCCATAAAAGGTTACTCCATGTAGAGACTACTAAATTGGTAGTCTCTTTTTATAATGACAATACATTCCATTTATCCTATGATATAGATAGGTAGATGGGAGGTGATTTCATGACACAACAAGTTTTTATTGAGAATGGTTTAAAGCAATGGAAGCAAGAATTGGAAAACGAGATAAGTAATTTAAATTCTGCATATATAGGACACAGAAATAAAATTGAACTGAATACTGTGAAATTAGAACTTCTTAATGATTCTATTTCAACAGTTGACAAGCAACTTAGAGAAGAATTTGAAAAAAATTACATTGAGCCTATTAAAGCAGATATTGAAATGTTAGTTACTCTTGAAAAAGATGCGAGAATTAAGTTGCGTATCAAACAGAATCAATTAACGGGTTTAATTGAAAATATTCAAAGACAAATACAAAACTAATATAAAGTCACGTTCATTATGAGCGTGGCTTTTTGTTATGCCTTGAGAGGTGGTGTTCACATGGAACTCATGCAGCTATGGGTAAACGTATTCCTTAGTGTATTTATAATAGTGTCTACTATTGTCAATGAGATAACACATCGCAGGAAGATAGATGAAGCATATAAGCGTGGGCTATCAGATGCAATGACAAAGAAAGAATATTAATTAGTAGGGGTATTAACAATGAAGATGTCTGTAACGATTGTATGTGATTGTGGCAGGGTAATTACATTCAATGTAAAGCAAGATAAGGATGGTCTACACTTGATTGATTCCATTGATGAATCAGGAGTGTTGACAGCTTCACCAACAACAGACTATACAACTCTCATTCGTTGTGTATGTGGTCATGAGATAGAGTTGTACTAAAGCTTTAAGCCTGTCATACCAAGTCTTTGGGTCCTTCCCAGGAGGGGAGGGCTATGCGGGGCTTGCGACTCCCGCGGCTTGCCTATTTTTAATTTAAAAATTTTACTTCGGAACTTCGGAATTGAGGTGAACAAATTGGACGGTTTTAAAGAAGAAAAAGGCAGAGTGCTTATTCGTACAAATAGGCTTTGTGAATTGATTGAAATCAGCGACAGAACGCTAACTGATTGGAAAAGACAAGGGCTGACACAGCATAGTCGTGGTTGGTGGGATCTGCAGCATGTTTTAAAATGGCGAGGCGAAATTTATAACGGTGATTCCGAAACAAGTAAGTCTGTAAATCTGCAACAAAAAAAGCTAGAAGCAGAGGTTGCTTTTAAAGAATCCCAAACAGAACTTGCTCGTATAAAAATGGATATTGCCGAAGGTAAATACATTGAAAAAGAAATTGTGGAAGCAGAACTCACTCGCTTTTTCTTGGTATTTAAAAAATCAGCCATGATGTTACCTCGAAAATTAATTGGTTTCATCACCGGATATTTAGATCCTATGGAATTACGAAAAGTAGAAAAACAAATTTCAGAGCTTATAAATGATGCGTTGAATCAAATGAGTGTGGATGGTGTTTATAATGCCAAGAAAAAGTAAAAATGAATTACCGACATACTTAAAAAATGCATTACGACATTTAAAGCCTCCTGAAAATTTAACTGTTAGCCAATGGGCTGAGAAATATAGAAAATTAGATCCAAAAACAAGTGCAATTCCTGGACCATGGCGAAATGAAATGACACCATATTTGGTTGAAATTATGGATGAATTTAATAATCCAGAAACAGAAGAAATTATCTTTATTAAACCAACGCAAGTCGGTGGGACAGAGGTTTTATTAAATGTTTTAGGCTACGTAGTTATGCAAGATCCTAATCCTGCAATGGTTGTTTATCCAACAGATGATTTAGCCGAATCTGTATCAGAAAATCGTATTCAACCAATGTTCCAACTATCTGGCGTGCTTAAAAGTAAATTTAAAAAGAATGAATCAAGTCGTTTGGAACTACAGTTTGATGGTATGTATCTATCATTGACAGGGGCAAATTCACCAGCGTCATTATCTTCAAAAGCAATGCGGTATTTATTACTGGATGAAGTAGATAAGTATCCTGGTGCATCCAAAAAAGAAGCCGATCCAATTAAATTGGCACGTGAGCGTACTAAAACATTTTCAAATAGTAAAGTTTTTATCACGTCCACACCAACAATTAGAATTGGCCATATTGCAAAAGCAAAAGATACAGCCGATGTAGTAAAGCATTTCTTTTTACCTTGCTGTCATTGTGGCGAAATGATAGAGCTCAAATTTAAGCAAATAAAATGGCCAAAAGAGGAAGGGATGAGTGAGGTTGATCGTGCTGAGTTTGCTCATTATGTATGCCAAGAATGTGGCTGTATCATTACGGATCAACATAAAATTCAAATGTTGAGGTTGGGGAAATGGGAAGCTGTAGAACAACGAACTAAATTTCCTCGTAAAGTTGCATATTGGATGAATACTTTGTATTCACCATTTGTTACATTTGGAGCCATTGCAAAAGAATTTTTAACATCAAAGGATGATCCTGAAGCATTTCAAAACTTCGTCAATTCTTGGCTAGCAGAAGTTTGGGAAGATACCAAACTAAAAACCAATGCGGATATGGTTAAGGAACGACAAACGGATATTCCTGAATTTACGGTTCCAGAATGGGCCGAGCTATTAACTGCAGGTGTCGATGTCCAGGAAACAAGTTTATACTATACAATTCGAGCTTGGGGAAAATATATGACTTCTCAATTAGTTGCGAAGGGTCAAGTATCAAGTTTCACTGATATTGAAAACATCATGAATGCTGAATTTTATAAAGAAAATGGCGAAATAATGATAGTTAATGCAGCTGGAATTGACTCAGGTGACCAAACAGATGAGGTTTATGATTTTTGTGCACGAAATAGTGAATGGGCTATTCCAATCAAAGGTGTTGGTGATGGGCTTCATCACTTCCGTATTAGTAAGGTAAACCGTACATCATCATCTGCTTATGGTATGCAATTAATACTTATCGATGGTGGTAAATATAAAGATATGATCGCATCTCGAATGAAAAAGAAAAACGGTACAGGATCATGGATGGTTTATAAAGGAATTGATGACGATTATGCTGAGCAAGTAACGGCTGAACATAAAATAAATGAAAAACGTAGTGGGCGGACCGTTTCTGTATGGGTAAAGAAATCTTCCCATGCTGATAACCACTATCTTGATTGTGAAGTATATAACTTTGCAATGGCTGATGTATTAGGTGTTAGAACGTTGCACCTATTACAAGAGGAACCGCCAGTTGAAGAAAACATAAACGTGGATGCTGAAGAATTTAATAATGACTGGCTAGGTATCAATAAAAAACAGTGGTAGGAGGTGTGGAAAATGAGCATAGAGGAACAACTACAGCAAGTAAATAATGCGATTGCAGCTATTGAAATTGGTGGACAAGAGTATCAAATCGGTTCCAGGCGTTTAAAACGAGCTGATTTATCATTACTTTATCGGCGTCAGAAAGAGCTTCAAGGGGAGTTAGAGGTTGAAAAGTCAGATAGCATTGGCTTGGCCAACACATCTGTCGCCATATTTGACAGAAGGTAGGTGGAAAATTGAACTTTTTAGACAGAACCATCGCATGGTTTTCTCCTGAATCAGCGTATAAACGTATGGGTTATCGTCAAGCAGTTAATCAAATGCGTTCTTATGATGCAGCTGGTGATGATCATTTGAATGCAGGATGGCGAGCAATAAATGCAAAGGCTGAATCAACTGACGGCATGTATCGAGACACAATTCGAGCGAGAAGCCGTGATTTAGAACGTAATAGTGACATCTTAGAGAGTGTTGTTTTAGCATTTGAACGAAATGTTGTTGGTGGTGGTTTTAAGTTACAGGCTAAAACGGAAAATGAAGATTTAAATACAACAATTGAAACATTATTTAAATTGTGGTGTCGTCCTAAGAATTGTGATGTAACACAGCAACAAAGCTTTTCTGAAATCTGTCAAATGCTTGTTAGGCGTCAAAAGGTAGATGGCGGGATAATTGTAGTCTTGCGGTATATTGACGATGGGGTTGTTCCATTGTCGTTGCAATTGTATGAAGTAGATGATCTGGACACAATGATTCCTACAACCACTACTAAAAAGATAGTAAATGGCATTGAGTACAATGCCTATAATCGGCCAATTGCCTATTATTTAAAAAAGTACGATGCATATGGAAACTATATCGGTACATCTGAGCGAATTGATGCTAAAGATGTGCTTTTTTTATTCAAGAAAAAGCGTCCAAGTCAATTAAGAGAAATGAGTGAATTGTCCTCAACGCTTCCAAGGGTTCGTGATATGAATCAATTTATGGAAGCTGTCAGCGTAAAAGAACGTGTGGCAGCATTACTTGCAGTGTTAATTAAAAGAATGATACCGAATGGTAGTGGAAATGTCGGACGTTCAAGTGGAGGTCCTGAAAGACGTAGCGGATATGCAGGTAAAATGTTGAGTCCAGGTATGATTATGGAGCTTAATCCAGGGGATGACGTAAGTGTGGTTCAACCACCGGCACAAGCTGCTAATTCATCTGAGTTCATTCGTTTACAACAGCGTCTATCTGGTGCATCACAAGGTATTTCTTATGAAGTGGCAGCGCGTGATATGTCACAGGTCAATTATTCATCAGCTCGACAAGGGTTAATAGAGGATCAAAAAACATATTTGATGCAGCAACAATATTTAATTGATCATTTCTTTATTCCAGTATACGAGGCATTCATAGAATCAGCTGTTTTGGCTGGAAAGGTTAGTATTAAAGACTTCCATACCAAAAAGGAAAGTTATCTAAGGCATGAATGGGTCGCACCAGGTATGAAATGGATTGATCCGTTAAAAGAAGCTAATGCAAATAAAATAGCTCTTGAAACCAACCAAACAACGCTTGCTGAAATTGCAGGTAACACAGGGAATGATTGGCGTGAAATCATTGATCAACGTGCTCTTGAAATCGAATATATGCGAGAAAAGGGGGTGATAAGTAGTGAGTCAAGTACCGAATCCGAAGAAATCGACCAGCTCATCAAAGAAACAGATGAAGAAAAACCAGAAGATGAATCGTGATTTATCCTTTGATATAAGAGGGTTGGATGATGAGAAACGCACTTTTGAGCTTTCTTTTTCATCAGAAGAACCATATCAACGTTGGTTTGGTCCAGAAATTTTATCACATGAACCAGGTGCTATTGATTTAAGCCGATTAAATGAAATTGGTGTACTTTTATACAACCATAATCGTGACAAAGTAATGGGTCGTATCGATAAGGCATGGACAAAGGATAATCGAGCGTATGCACAAGTTACCTTTGATCAAGATGATGAGTCAGATGTAATTTATCAAAAAGTGAAATCGCAAACTCTTAAAGCTGTTTCAGTAGGCTATCAAGTTGAATCTTGGGAAGAAGTTGCAGCTGGTAAAACATCTGCAAACGGCCGTCATATTGGACCGTGTAGTGTTGCTTTAAAATGGCAGCCCTATGAAATTAGTATCGTGTCTGTCCCCGCTGATCCAACAGTTGGTGTTGGACGTGACATGGAAGAAGAATTTGAGCAAGAAACGTTAGAAAAAGCTGATTACTCATATTATGAGCGTCAGATGCAATTAACAAAAAATTTATTGGGGGTAAAGTAACCTATGAAGAAAATGCAGAAAATTTTAGCACGTCAAAAAGCAATTTTAGATGGAGCTAAAAACGATGGAAATCGTGCATTAACAGCCGAAGAACAACGTGAATTTGATCAATTACAAACAGAGCTTGAAGCTCTACGCGAACAAGATGAGCCAACATCTGAGCCTACACCTGTGGACAATTCCCAACGGACACTTGAAGCTGAACGTCAACGCACGCTTGAAATTACAACGCTTTGCCGGGAGTTTGACCTAGAATCGGATGAGTATATTAAAGACGGTCATACTATCGATCAGGTCCGTCAAATTATTCTTGAAAAACAGATTAAAGAACGTTCTCCACAGCCTTCAGGCATTCAAATGGGGAAAGACGAGCGCGATAAATTCCGTGACGCAGCTGCCGATGGATTAGCTTTGCGTGTTGGAATGAATGTAGATAAGCCGAATGACGGTGCTGGTGAGTTACGAAATTTATCATTACGTGAATTAGCAAAAGAATCCTTAATTATAGAAGGGGTAAATAACGCTTATCGATTAGGTGATGATGAACTTTTACGTCAACATTTAACACCAACATCACTATTTACAAACATCATCGATCAAACGGCTCGTATTGTTTTCCAACAAGCATATACAGATGCTGCTACAACATATCAACATTGGACACGCCGAGGTACATTAACTGATTTCCGCCCAACTAAAACATATCAAGTTGGCACGGCAGGTGAATTATTACTAGTTTCAGAGAATGGTGAATTAAAACATGATGATCCTAATGGTGTTGAAGGACCAACACGTCAATTATTAACGTATGGTCGTCAATTCTCTATGTCACGCCAAGCATTTATCAATGATGATGTTAGTTTTATTGAAACTATTCCAGCATTGTATGCTCAATCGGCACGACTTGGTATTAACCGTTTGGTGTATCAAACTTTGGCTAACAATCCAGCTATTTGGGATGGTAAAACACTTTTCCATGCGGATCATAAAAATGTTATGGCTACAAGTGGAGCACCATCCGTTGATACATTGTCACAAGCACGCCAGTTATTAAGAAAACAAACTGCTGCAGGTGGTGATGTGAAATTAAATATTCCTGCACGTTTCATGTTGGTACCGACTTCACTTGAAACAAGGGCAGGTCAATTAATTGGATCAACAGTTGATCCATCTCAAACTAACCCTAATATTCCTAACCCATTCTACAATCAATTTACAATTGTTTCAGATGCTGAGCTAGATGATGCTAGTGTAAATGGTGAATTAGAGTGGTATGTAACATCCGATAAATTACGCTCACCAATTCAAGTTGACTTTTTAAATGGTAAAGATATGCCAACTATTGTGATGAAACAAGCACCTGCAGGTCAACTTGGTTTCCTTTGGGATATTTATATGGATTATGGTGTGACAGTTGTAGATTATCAAACAGTAGTTAAAAACAAGGGTAAATAAGAAAGGAGCTAAAACTTAATGGCACAAGCAAAATATGTACAACGTGGCGAAACAATTGATTTTATTAATAATACAAGTGCTGATATTGTCGCTGGTGAGGTTGTTGATTTATCAAGTCGTATTGGTATTGCAGCTACAGCAATTCCTGTGGGAACCAAAGGAGCCATAAATGTAATGGGTGTGTATGATTTCCCTGCCCTTTCTACAGAAGCATTAACGATTGGCCAGCCTGTTTATTTTAAAGATGGCAAGGTACAAGCTACTGAAACTGATGCTACACCTGCAGGTTGGACTGTTGAACCAAAAGCACAAACTGGCACAATTGCTCGAGTAAAAATCGACTAATGGGGGGATTTATATGGCTGTTATTTTAGAGTCAATCACTCATGTTTGGTTTGCAGGGCGAATGATTCCTCCTGGTGAGTTTTTTTCAGCGGATGATGCTTTTGCAACAAAACTTATTGAAGGTGGCTCAGCAAAAGTAGCAAATGCTGTTGAAAGTAAGGAAGAACAACCAAAAAGTCGCCGGATAAAAAAAGTGGATGATGACCATGAGTAGAACATTTAAAGATTTATTGATGCAAGATATTGATAATGTTTTCGTTAATCAAAATGAATTTGCTGAAACGGTCATCATTAACAAAAAAGAAATGAGTATTGTACGTGATAGTGATGAAATGGCCCAGTTTAATACAGATAAGATGTTGGCTTCATGTGATGTAGTTTTTCATGTGAAGTCATCTTATTTTAAAGGCATTCCACAGCCTGAACGGTTAATGGAGTTTGAAGGGAAGGAATACCGAATTAAAGTTGTCCGTAATAACTTAGGAATGCTCACGATTGGACTAATGAGGTTCACAGAATGAGCGTGTTGATTCAAGTCGATGCGGCTGCTTTAAGGGAGGTTGAACAACGACTTGGCCAATTTGCTAATCGGGCACCGAATGCCGTAGCAAATGCCCTTAATCGAGCAACTACGAATACTGCCAGTAATATAACCAAGGAAACAAGGACCAAATATCATCTTAAACCTGCAGATATAAAAGCTACTTTAAAAATTACCAAAGCAAGTAAATCAGTTTTAGCTGCAGAAGTAAGATCCAGTGGCAAGGCTATACCATTAGATCGATTTAAAGTAACGCCTAAAACGGTTAATCCCAAACGGAAAAGCCAATTAAAAATCGCTGTAAAAAAAGATGGTATGAAACAAGTTGTAGGTGCATTCGTCGCTAATTTACATGGAATTAAACTATTTAAACGTGAAACGACTAAAAGATTGCCGATTGCACGTCTTTTTGGACCTTCAATACCTCAAATGATTGGGAATGAGAAAACTGTCCGAAAAATTAATGAGCAATCCTGGATTACGTATGAAACTCGTTTGAATCATGAAATCAATAGAATATTAGGGCAATTAGGAGCGAGTTAAATGACAGTTGCTAACATACAAAATGCATTAGTAAATCGTCTTACAGAAATTTTAAAAGATTTTCCCTTGAAAACATCTTTTAACGATCCAACACCATTTAAGATTTTTCGTCATAAGATTCCTGAACGGATAAGCGATCAATTTGATTACTCAGATGAGGATACACATGAAGAAGTGTATCCTTTTTGCTTGGTGAAAATTGACCAAGGACAAAAAGAGAGTAATGAAAAATTAGAAGAAAATGTACTAAATATTTTAATCGGTGTAAAAAATGAGAGCTTTGAGGGCGGAGGATATGATGATGTAATGGCTTGTATTCAAGCCATTTGGAATGATTTTAATCACAATCCTATTTTAGAAAAGAAGTATCTATTCAAATATCCATTGAGCTGGGCGCTAGATGGTAGTGAGGAAGAACGCCATCCATTTTATTATGGAGGCATACAATTGACCTTTGAAAGTAGGTCTATGACACAAGGAGGGTATGTAAATGGCCAATGAACGCATTAAAAAGCAAGTGGAGCCTGTTGCACCTGAAGTAGTTGAAGAATCAATAGAAAGTGCTATGTCAACGTATAAAGAGGGTGGCGAAGTAGAGCAATCAAAAACAGCAATTATTGAAGATCAAGAAAAGGTCGTACCAGCAAAGGACATTACTCAAAAAATCTATGTTGGTCCAAATATATTAGGATTGCCAACGTATACAGTGATTGAAACGGATTTTACACCTCATATCAAAAGTTTTATAGAGAAATGTCCTGATATACAAAAATTATTTGTACCAATTGCAGAAATGTCAGAAGTAGAAAGTCGAACTAAGGTGAAAGGTACCCTAGAAAATCGCTATTTTAATGCCATTCATGAATTTATTGTGGCAGAAAGAGAGGTGGCTAACTAATGGCAGGGTATCAACATGGTGTTTATACGTATGAGGTGCCGACATCGATTGTGCCTCCTGTCAAATCGACAGCAGGCTTAACCGTAATTGTGGGTACCGCACCAATTCATTTAACAGATGATCCAGCGGCATTAGTCAATAAACCGATGCTAGGCTATACGTACTCAGAATGTGTAAAGAAAATGGGTTATCTTGATGATTTTGATAACTATACAATCTGTGAATCTATTAGCTCCCACTTTGCCTTATTTGCTGTTGCACCGTTAGTGATGATTAATGTGTTAGATCCTGATAAACATAGTGAAACAGGGTCAGAGAAAGTAACTATTACTAAAAATGAAGGTATCCTTAAAGTGGCTGGTGTCCTAAAATCGACAGTTGTCATTAAAGGTAAAGATGGCGATAATCCGTATGATGCGAAAGATTATGAACTAGAGTTTGACGATGATGGATATTTGCATATCTACACATCTGTAGCTGCTGAAGTTAAAGTCGAATTTAAAAAATTAAACCCTTCCCTGGTAACGCCTGCAGACATTATCGGCGGGGTATCACTAGATGGTTCATATAAAGGTCTTGAATTAGTCAATGAAGTGTTCCCGCGATTCCGAGAGGTACCAGGGATTATTATTGCACCGAAATATTCAACCAATTCAGCTGTTGCTGCAGTCATGAAAGCAAAGGCACTAAATATCAATGGTTTATTCCAAGCAGTGGCATTCGTTGATGTATCTACAAGCGAGGTAACAGATTATACAGGTGTTCCAGAGCACAAAAATTTGAACAATTTGGATTCTCCCAATCTAGTTGTTTGTTGGCCAAAAGTTTCACTTGGTGGTAAACAGTATCACATGTCCACTCAGGCAGCTAGTTTGGCCAATTTTGTTGATGCAAATAATGAAGGGTATCCATATGAAGAATTTTCAAATAAAAATTTACAAATGGATGCCGCAGTACTGGCAGATGGTACAGAAATTTTACTTAGCTTAGAACAAGCCAACTATCTAAATGGACAAGGTATTGTCACAGCTCTAAACTGGATTGGTGGATGGCGTGCATGGGGGCATCGTACAAGTTGCTATCCAGGTAATACAGATCCAAAAGATGCGTTTATTTCTGTTAGACGTGTCTTTATTTATGAGCAAAATCAGTTTATCTTATCATTCTGGCAAAAGGTCGATAAACCAGGTAATCGAAAGTTGATTGAAAATATTGTGGATAGTAAAAATATCGACTTAAACAGCAAAGCCGCACGCCAATTTATTTTGGGTGGACGTATCGAATTTTTAGAGCAAGAAAATGCTGTGACAGCATTAATGGACGGAACGTATACTTTCCATCTATTCATCACACCACCAACTCCAGCACGCGAAATTAAGGGTCTTTTTGAGTTTGATCCTAGCTATTTCAGCGTGTTGTTTGGTTAAGGGAGGGGTACTAAATGAACCAACAAGATCAATTTTTAACGCAATATACGGTTTGGAAAGATGCCACTGAGTATTTAGGTACTGGTGAAGTGGAACTACCATCCTTTGAAGCTCTTACAGAAACAATAAAAGGTGCAGGGATTGCAGGAGAGGCAACTGCACCGGTAGTGGGTCACTACGGTTCTCAAACATTAAAAATCAGTTGGAGAACGATTACAAAAGATGCGATAGTTCTTTCTGAATCAAAAGCACATACCATTGATTTTCGAGCAAATCAGCAATTGTTTGATACTGGCAAAGGGGAGTATGTGCAGCAACCTGTTGTCATTAAAACGCGTTGTGTACCGATTAATTTTAGTCCTGGTAAGTTAGCTGTTGGTGCCTCCACAGAAACAGCTAATGAATTTGAAGTGCACTATATCAAAATTATGATAGACGGAAAAACAATTCGTGAATTTGACAAGTTTAACTGTGTATCCATCGTGAACGGTAAAGATGAACTTGAACAAGTACGTAAAAATATTGGATTATAGGAGGCTTGGAAATGGGTAAAAAGGAAATTAAACAAGTAGAAGTGATTAACGAAAACAGATTAGAAAAAGTGTTTAATGAAGAAGGATTGGAAAATGTGATACCACTGAAACGTCCAGTAATTTTTGATGGCGAAACCTTTAATGAAATTGTATTAGACTTTGAAGATATGACAGGTACAGATATTGAAAAAGCCGAAGCGCAATTTAACGCGGAAAATCCACAAAACTCCTTAGTAATGGTCAAAGAAATGTCTAAGCCGTTTTTAGCTATCGTAGCAGCGAAAGCAGCAAAAGTACATGTTGATTTAATCCGATCCTTATCAGCTCCAGATTATGCAAAAATCACAACACGTACCTCATTTTTTTTACTAAGTGGCAAATAAATAGTGAACCAGCTCATACCATTCGACTGATTTGTTTATACTGCGCGAATAATAGTGAAACATCAGTCGATTTTTATATGGAGTTAACAATTCGAAGATTATTTGCCTGGAAAAAAACCATTGAATTTGCAAAGGCAGCCGCCAAAGCAAATAAAAATCCTAATGGGTGAGGTGAAAGTTAGTGTCTAAAGTATTTGATATTGCTTTTAAATTGGGTGCTGAGCTAACGAGTAGCTTCACAAGTACTTTTAATAGTGCTAGTGGCATGATGAAAATGCTAGGTGGTGCCGCAGCGTTAGGGAGTGCCGTATCGCAAGTTGCAGATATGAGTCAAGAACTATCGACTTTATCAGCTCAAACAGGTCTAATTGGTGATGATTTCAAAGAATTAAAGGGTGCTGCAGAGAATTTATTTCGTAATAACTATGGTGATTCCTTTGACGAAGTCACTGACGCGTTAGCCAATGTCAAACAGAACATGCATGAGCTGAGCGATGCCGATTTTGAGCAATTTACTGGTCAAGCTTTATCGTTTACTAAAACCTTTGACGAGGATATGAACGATGTAACTCGGGCAGCTAATAATATGATGAGCAGTTTTGGTATTAGCTCTACAAAAGCAATGGACCTTTTTGCAGCAGGCGCGCAAAGAGGTCTTAATTTTTCAGACGAGATGCTTGATAATGTGGCCGAGTATGCCCCCCTTTTCGGAGAAATGGGTTATTCAGCTGAAGAATATTTTGGAATTCTCGAAAGAGGCTCAAAAGCTGGAGTGTATAACCTCGATTATGTAAATGATGTTATGAAAGAATTTCAAATTCGCTCTAAAGACGGTTCTAAAGCCACAAGTGATGCTATGGGTGATCTTTCAAAAGAGACTCAACAAGTTTGGAAAGATTATTTAAAAGGTAAAGGTACAGTTGCAGATGTAGCAAGTACGGTTGTCGGTGAGTTACAAAGTATGGATGACCAAGTTATGGCGAACCAGATTGGTGTAGGGTTATTCGGTACAAAGTGGGAAGATTTAGAGTCCACCGCCATGTATGCCATGCTTGGATCAACAGAAGCCATGCAGGGCTTTGAGGGGACCATGGAAACCGTTAATAAAATACAATTTAGTTCATTTAATGCGGCCATTCGAGGGATTGGGCGCATTTTATTTATGGATTTAGTCTATCCAATTGGTGATGCGGTACTGCCTTATTTAAACACCTTTGCGAATTATCTATCTAACAACTTACCAGGAGCAATCGGCAAAGCGAAAAGTGTAATAATGTCTGTTGGTCCAGCCGTCTTAGGTATAGTTGGAGCTTTTGGTGCATACAAAGGAGCAATGGTGGCAATTAAAGCTTATCAAACGTCCTTTAATGCCATTCAAAAAGCAAGTATCGCACTGTATAGAGCCCATCGTGCGGCTATGGTAGCATTTGCGCTTTACGGCGGCGGAGTAAAAGGGGTCCTAAAAGCAATGGCAGCAGGAATGCGTACCCTGAATCTAGCCATGTTGGCCAATCCAGTTGTTTTGGTTGTGGCAGGACTTGTTGCACTAGGCGCAGGGTTATACCTTGCTTATCAAAAGTCAGAAACGTTTAGAAATGCAATTGGACCTTTGTTAGCTGTTTTAAAAAATTTATTCGTTTCAGGTGTATCGCAGATTGGTTCGACTGTTTCGGAAATCTTACCAAAAGTCATTGAAGCTTTTAAATCTTTAGCAACACCGATTAAAAATTTAGGAGCTATGGTACTACCTCTTTTGATTTCTGCAGCGGAAAAAGTTTTTCCAACACTTGTAATGATTGTTGAGACAGCAGCACCGATTATTAAATCGCTCATTTCCTCAATTGCAGAAATTTTCACAAACGGTATCATTCCAGCTATAAAAGCGTTACTTTCAATCGTTGAGGCAGTTTTTCCTATTGTCCAATTTGTCATCGAAAATGCACTTACATTAATCACTGGCATTATTCAGGCAGCGATGGCACTTTTGCAGGGAGACTGGTCTGGAGCATGGGAAATCATAAAAGAAACAGCTACAACAATTATGGATAATATTGTTTCATTCTTCTCTAATATCAACCTATATGATATAGGTGTAGCCGTTATTAATGGCTTGATTGAAGGCATCAAATCAATGGGTGGAGCTGTTTTAGGAGCGATTGCGTCTATGGTACCTGAGCCGATACGCGCTGCAGCAAGTGGAGTGATGGATGCATTAGGAATTGGTGGTTATGCAGATGGTGGAATTGTAACTTCACCTGAACTTGCCTGGATTGGAGAAGGGGGAGATACAGAAGCAGTTATCCCTTGGAATAATAGTGCTCGCTCTAAAGATTTATGGCTACAAACTGGCCAGGCATTAGGTATGTTGAATCAGGATGGTTTAGTAAATGATCTTCAACAACAGGTTACATTGCAATCGAGCGCCCCAGATGCAGCTGTTATTCAACCAGAACAGGCATTATCAAATAATAACAGTGGTGGAGATTTAATTATTCAGTATTCTCCACAATACAACGTACAAAGACCTGAGGATCTTGAAAAAGTGAAGCAACACGCTGATAGAGATAAAGATGATTTAGCAACACGCTTGGAGAAGATACAACGTAATGAGAGGAGGTTGTCATTTGGCTAAGACATATAAAACAATTTCAGGTGATGAATGGGATTATATTTGTTTCAAACACTATGGCACTGAAATGGTTATGCATCAAGTCATGAATGCCAATCCTCAATATATGCATATCGTTGTTTTCCCTGCAGGTGTGGAGCTTGTTATGCCGGAGTTAGAAATTATCAAAGAAAGTAATGATAAACCACCATGGATGAGGTGAGAACATGACAAATACAAGACGAGCCATTGCGGTTATTTCCTACAAAGGTAAAGATATAACAGCTGATTTAGCACCTGATTTATTATCCTTTCAATTCAATGATAATGAGGGGAAAAGTGATGAAATTCAATTGGATTTACAGGACCGTGATCGAAAATGGCAAAATCCATGGCTGCCAAGTAAAGGAGATAGGATAACAGCTGCTATTCGTTTAGAAAATTGGCGTAAAGAGGGAGAAGTGTCGCAATTAAAATGCGGCACTTTTTATATTGACGATGTTGGTTTTAAAGGTCCACCAGATACAGTTTCGATTAAAGCATTATCTGTACCATTTAATGATGGTGGAAAAGACACCGAACAAACTCGCGCTTGGGAAAATACAGATCTCGTAACCATCTTGGGAAACGTGGCCACATCGGCTGGTCTAAAATTATTATATGATGCACCTAATTTTACGTATGACCGCGTAGAACAAAAACGCGAAACGGATTTAGCATTTGCAAAACGTGTGACCAAAAAAGAAGGTTTATCAATCAAAGTGACTGCAGAACAGCTTGTCATTTACGATGATTTAAAATATGAAAGCCAATCAACAATTCGCACAATTACTCGAGGGGAATCGGATGTAAAAAGCTACGATTTTAATGAAACGGCTGCCGAAGAACAGTATCAAAAAGTTGAAATCTCCTATTTTGATGATTCCAAGAAAAAAGTTGTTAAGTATGTCTATGAGGTACCAGGTGTCCAAAAAGGACCAACACTTAAAGTCAACAAACGAGCAAAAAGTATTGATGAAGCAAAACGGTGGGCAAGAGCAGAGGCGCGAAATAAAAATAAGAAGTCCAAAACAGGTAAATTAACTATGCTTGGGGATGAACGTCTGATACAAGGCCTTACTGTGAAGCTTGAAAATTTCGGTGCATTTAGCGGTAAGTATTATATCGAATCAAGTGGTCACCAAGTAACAGGGGGATACACAACCAATATTAGTTTGAGAGAGGTGTTAGGTTACTAATGGCAAAAAGTATGCATGATACGCCTTTTGACAGCATCAAAGTAGGAATTATTTCATCCATCAACCGAGAAAATGCAACAGCCAGAGTCTATTTTGAAGATCGTTCCGATGTGGTTTCAAACGAGTTAAAAGTACTAAATTTTAACACGTTAAAGACCAAACATTACTGGATGCCTGAAGTCAATCAAACAGTCATTTGTCTTTTTCCCTCAAATGGTGATGAAACAGGCTATATTTTAGCAGGTGTTTATTCAGAAGTTGATACAGTAGATGAGGAATTTTTAACGTCTGAAGATGTGGACGGCGTTAAATTTCCTGATGGTTCTTTTATTAAATATGACTCTATTAACAATAAGTATATTATTGATATTCAAGGTTCGATTGAAATTAGAGCTACAGAGGATATTACCATAAAATCTGATAAGAAAATTTACTTAAATTAGAGGTGATAATATGCCAGAGGCAATTCGATATGGTGATATTTGCAAAGGACATGATTGTCATGTTCCCCGACCAAATGATGCAGGCTCTAATGATGTCATCATAAATGGTTTAGGGGCTCATCGATTGGGTGACCATTGGGAAACGCATTGCTGTGGATCATCATGTCATGATTCAGTAGCAGCAACTGGTTCACCAGATGTCATCGTAAACGGTCGTTCTCTTTGTCGTGTGGATGACTTAACAGCTTGTGGTTCAAAAATGGGTAATACGCACAGTCCAGATGTAATTGTAAATGGTTAGGGGTGATTAAATGATTGGCACATGGGGGATGTCGTTTTTACAGTCTCAGCGGATTTTATTAAAACATTAGATGCTTTTAAACGAAGTGAATCGGCTAGATGGTCAAAACATGACATACATGGACAGAAATCCAAAGCCGAATTTACAGGAATCGATCCAGGAAGTCTCACTTTTACAATGCATTTTTCAGCATTTCATGGGGTCAACCCAAGAGAAGAAGGAAATAAATTTTTTAAATATTTAAGGACCGGTGAAGCTCATACACTAATCATTGGTAATAAACGAGTTGGTGTGAACAAATGGTATATTCCAAATGTAGATGATACTTGGAATTACCTAGATAACCAAGGGAATTTATTAACATCTGATATTAATGTAACAATGGAGGAATATGTATGAACGAACAGTATACACTTACTTACAATCCTTCAAATATTAATTTTAGACCATCTACTGTATTGGAAGAAATCTTTCAAAATATCAATACGATAATTGGTACTACTAAATTTTCTGTGCCTCTTTTTCGTGAATTTGGTCTTTTTGCCACTTTTGTTGATAAGCCCATGAATACCATTCACCCTCGATTAGTGGCTGAGATGGTAGAGACAGTGGAGAAGTATGAGCCTCGTGTTTTAGTCGAGGAAATCAAACTCAATGCAAATGTAGATGGCCAAGCGTACCCAACGTTAATATTTAGTTTGAAAAATGGGGTGACGTTATGACAGTTGTTTTACCTGAAATCAACTTTTTATCAACAGATCCGGATGATTTAGCTAATGATATTATTACAACCTATGAACAAGTAGAAGAAAGGAAACTTGCGCAAGCCGATCCATTAAGGCTTATTTTTTTATCATTAGCATCTGTGATTACAAAACAAAATGTGGCGATTAATGAAGCAGCTAAACAAAACTTGCTTTATTATGCGAAAGGTAATGTTTTAAAGCATAAAGGAGCTGAATGGGATACGCCTATATTGGCTGCAACAGCATCTAAAACAACATTAAGAATGCATTTATCAACATCCCTCTCATCTTCCAGAATCATTAAAAAGGGAGAATTATTAGCTACTTCAAACGAAGGGGCTATTTTTTTTGCTTCAACACATGATGCTGTTATAGAAACCACAGATGTATATGTTGATATTGAACTAAAATGTACAATTGAGGGTCCAGAGGGGAATGGGTTTGCTATTGGAGAAATCAATAATCTGGTAAAGCCCTTACCCTATATAGATCGAGTTGAAAATATTACAGTTTCAGCCGGTGGATCGCTTGAAGAAGATGAGGAATCTTACCGACAGCGAATTTATTTAGCTCCTGAAAAATTAACTAACGCAGGTTCTACAGGTGCATATGAATATTTTTCAAAATCTGCATCAGCTCTTATTAGTGATATATTTGTTGATTCTCCTGAACCTGGTTATGTAAATATTAGTGTTTTACTACAAAATGGAGCATTACCAACACAAGAAATTATCGATACTGTGTATGAAAAAGTGAATGATCGAGCAGTACGGCCATTGACTGATTTTGTGACAGTGGGTGCACCTGAAACAAATATGTATGATCTAGATGTAACTTACTATATTGAAACGAATGCAGTAGATAAAATGCTCATACATCAACGGGTAGAACAAGCTATTGAAGCATATGAAAAGTGGCAATCCTCCAAAATTGGGCGTGACATTAATCCATCCAAATTGATTAGTGACTGCATAAGGGCTGGTGCCAAACGTGTAGATGTTAGGTCACCAATGTTTACGGTCATTAACAAAGGACAAGTAGCCATCCTTAATCAAAAAAATGTAGTATTTGGCGGTGTAGAAGATGATTGATTTAAAACAAAATACTCTTCTAAGGGAAATTCCAGATAATTTATTGGTTGACGAGAAAGTGAAGAACTTAGCAAAGGCATTACAGCAGCCATTAGATCAGATGCTAAATTGGGCTTTTAAAATCAACTACACGCTCAATTTAAATGAAGTAGATGAGGCTATCTTAGATCATTTATTGTGGGAAAAGCACATTGGTTGGGCTGAAGGATTATCACTTGCAATTACACGCCAGCAAAAAATTAATTTGATTCAGTCAGCTATTGCCATACATCGAAGAAAAGGTACGCCTTACGCCATTGAAAAAGTTTTAGAAGCATTAAACCTACCTGGAGAAGTAATTGAATGGTTTCAATATGAGGGAGAGCCTTATCACTTTAAAGTAGAAGTAACCGTTTCAGAACTCTCGAAGGATACTATTATTTTATTGAGAAACCTAATTAAAGAATATAAAAATACACGTTCATGGCTTGATTTTGTCGCTATTAAGATGCCGCAGACACAGTATATCGAATTGGAATCAGACCAATATCAATATCCTGTGTATTTGCCAATCTGTGGTACTTTCCATTGCGAAGGGATGCCAGGGAAAATACAAGAAAAAACATTGGAGTTACAAAAGGTAAATTACACATACCCTGTCTATTTACCGATTTGTGGCGAGATATATCTGAATGAGGTGATGGACGAATGGTGACTCGTATAGTCATTGACCGTACCCTAGATTTTTTAAAGAATATGGCCAAGAAAGCAATTGTTACTATCGATAATCAACAAAAGGAAATAGAGTTCCATTCTCAATTAATTGAAAGTGACACCGTAAAAACGTATGTGTATTTAGATGATGGGCATGGCACTGTCACAGAGGCAAAGTTGGTAGATGAACATGGTATTGAATTAGATAAGTACACTGTGCAGATAGAACAAAGCGAGGACGGTTTAATGATTGTGTTTACCTTATCTGTTGTACTGAAAGGAGTGATACAAATTTGAGATTTTCATTTAAAAACGATTATGTATTACTACATTGGAAAGATCGTATATGGAAGATTGGTCCTGATGGGAAACTAATTCCTAAAAAAGATGATGGTGGCGAGGATATGCTCAATCCATTAACCGGACTACCATTTTATGAAACGATTGAGGAAGGTACTCGTGTAGCAGCAAAACGTCTAAATCACATGGATTTAGGTATTTATATGGCACATGAATTTTTAGTAGAATTAGCTTCTTTGGTCAGACGGATGCAAATACAGCTCGAACTTGATGGACGTGTCCCAGGCAACAGCGGAACATTTTCAGATACTTTGGATGGCAGCACAAATAAAATTACGTTAGATAAAACATTGACCGATATTGTTGAATCTGTGCCCATTGGTACTACAATTTTAAAAGTTGCAAGTGTAGAAGGATTTACAGCTTTTTCACAAGTAACAATTTTTGATGATCTGCATAGCGAGAACATCATTATCACATCCATTGGAACCAATACCATAACTGTACAAGCCCTGCAGCATAATTATAAAAAAGGCGCAAAGGTAGCTCGTAGTAATGTAGCAATTGACACAACATTGTCAGAGATGGGTATTGGGTATTGGCAAACTTATCATGTTGAGTTAGTGGAGGTGGTGTAGGTGGCGAAGTATTATTGGAATAGATACAATGCAAAGGTACAATACAACCTAGTAGAAACATTTGTCGAAAAGGGTGGCTGGACTTTTATATATGGTTACCACCAGCTAAATTTCGATGGTGTGCAGTTCCACAAACCTGACGGTCCTGAGACAACTCTTGTTTCCGTTGAAGAAGAAATGGGAAAATCGTTATATGCATATATTTCTAATTCGTTAGTTTATAGATTTCAAGTTGTAGGCGTCAGTTTAATGGACAAATATTCCGTTACACCTTCAAATCCGTACTATATACAAGGATCGTTTATAACTACCGTTCAAGCTGAAGAAAATGCATATATAAATAATACTAGAAATAGTGATGGATATTGGTATGTAAGAGGAGCAAAAGTAAATACAGCACCTACATTTACACAAATTCCAACGCAATCTACTAAAAAAGATATACCTATTACAATTAATCTAGCCAATTATTTTAGTGATCCACAGGGGGATGCATTGACATATACTGCATCGTCAGGCAATCCGAGTGTATCAACCGCAACAGTCTCAGTTAGCACACTAACCCTTACTGGTAAAGAGATTGGTAGTGTATGGATTACAGTCAATGCGAACGATGGCGAATTTACCACTTCGCAAGGTTTTGCATTAAATGTAACTAATACAGCTCCAACGGTATCTGTAACTTCACCAAATGCAAATATGACCCTATATGAAAATGATATATTTAATATCGCTGGCTCTGCAGCTGATGTAAATGCCAATCAATCTGTAACGATATATGGCCAAGTAAATCTTGAGCAAAGGGTTGTTTTAGGGATAGGACTAAGTAACGCACCAATAGCTTTTAGTAAAAAGCTAAAATTTAAAGGTGGCAGGCTATTTGATGGCGAAACAGCTATCACAGGTAGCTTAATCGATGGTGTACCACATACGCTTAAAATATGGGCGCAGGATAGCGATGGTGGACAATCTCCTATCACAGAGCGCGCTTTTTACGTGGTACCAAACCGTCCACCAATCTTAACAGTGGATGCTGTGCAACCGTCAGGCATCATTAATACAGACAAGTTTTCAATATCAGGTACAGCGAGCGACCCAGATAAAAATACTGTTACAGCTGCTTATCGATTAAACGGAGGCAATAGCGTAGAGTTGGAAATTGTAGAGGGTAAATGGGCTTTTGATATTACACTTGCTCAATTGCAAGTCGGTCAAAATACCATCGTTGTAGAGTTGATGGACAGTTACGATTTCAAGGTTTCTAAAACCATCAAATTAAATAAAAATGAAGTTAACACGCCTATTTTGCAATCCGTTGCTCGTTACAAAATCGAGCCACCAAAGGGTTCAGCAAAGGGCGTTTTATTATTCATCGAGCGAGATGAGGATATGGAGCTAGAAGTCTCGTTATCAATGACATTAGCTGGTGAGCAGGAGCAATATGTAGTTTTAACACCTGAAAATACAGCACCTATGCCAAATCAAAATGGCGTTGTGGAAGATACCTTCTATCATGAAGCAAACGAGCCGAAAAACAATATTATCCTGAAGCTTGAGACGTCTCGTGAGACTGTAGACATCAATCACAAAATCCACCTAATATCGGGGGTTGTTGAATAATGGCGTTAGAGTATAAGCAGCGTGATCAGAGTGGTGATTTGGGTGCACCGAAAAAGGCTGGTACCGATGAAACGGCAGAGGAAAAAGCTGCACGTTTAGAGCAAGAAAATAAAATATTAAAGCTACAAAATCAAGCTAACACAGAGCGCATGGATTTCATGGAGGACCTGATTGCAGAAATTGCAACTAAGGTGTATAAATGATGCGCTTTTTTCAATGGATTTTGTTGTATTTGAAGGGAGGTGAAGCCATGATGGCTATGTTTTTCGCACAACGAGTAATATTAGAAAAAACAAAATTCAGTGAAGTACCTTCATCTTTACAAGAGGGTGTTAAAGAAATCTTAGAGGAATCAGGAGTAGGTTTCTTAGCTGAATAATCGATATTCCCAAGCGTTTGGGAATTTGAAGGATATCATTTCTTTCTGTCGAATTAAAGTAGATGGAAAAGGGGATGAGATTTCTATGAGTTTATCAAAAAGGTTTTACGAATCAAGTTATTACCGCGAAGATAAGGTGGATTATAATCATACATTTGAATCAGGGCAAAGGTTTGAAATAATTAACCATTCTTCAAAATCAGTAAATGGGTTATGGGAAGTATTAAAAGAAAGTAATTTGCAAGGTTCATATTTTTGCAACAGAGTTTTGAAAAATGGAAAACTTTCTAAGAGTGATACAAGGAGCAATTTTAGAACTTTTAACTCAAATGAAATATATGATGCATTATCAAAGACAAATTAAATACAAATTTGAAATTAAGTTTTTATGACTTCCACAATCATCATCTGTGGAGGGTTTTATAGTACAAGGATAAATCCTTCTTTTTGTCGAATGATGATTAAAAGGAGGGAATGTTTATGTATGATGTAAAAGTTCATTTGAAATGTGGTTACATTTACACAGAAAACGGTGAGGAAAAGTCAGCAGCGTACATTTCACCTAAGTTCAGTCAAAACTTGAATTACGTTAATCCGAATGTAATTGCTAGTAAATTAGCAAATGAGATTTTGATTGAAACAGGAAGAGAAGTAAAATCATTTTTGTATGTAGGAAAAGAACCAGTAAAAAGTAAATCATGAAGGCACTCTCAGTTGAGGGTGCTTTTTATATTCCCAAACGCTTGGGAATTTGAAGAGGGATGCGTCAAAAAGACGTGTCCTTTTTATTTTGGAAAAGGAAGGTGTCTTATGGACATTACACAAATTATTCAACATCCGATTTTATCGTTAGTACCAAAGCCAATACTGTATATGTTTTTAGCTTATTTATTGTTCAAAGTTCTAGATTTTACGACAGGTCTTTTAAAGACTTGGAAAAAGGTTGTCGGGTATAAATCTGCAATTATGCGTGACGGTATCATTAGATGGATTGGCGAGTTAGTAGGAATTGTTTTTGTGATTATTTTAGATTTAATGTTTGGTCTGAATTTTTATTTAACAGGTTTTACATTGGCTCTGTTCTTATATAAGGAAGGTGGCAGTATTGCAGAAAATCTTCAAACTATTGGAGTAGATATGCCTGGAATTGTTGATGAAACATTAGAGAAGTTGAACAAGGGGAGTGAACGAAAATGACTAGCGTAACTACTACATGTCGAGATCTTGCTGAACTATTACCTGCAGCACAAACAGCATGCCGACTTTTGTTTCAGGAGTGTTTTAAAGCAGGCATTAAGAACATATTCATCACCGAAACATATCGCTCACAGGAACGCCAAAACTACTTATACGCTCAGGGTCGTACTAGACCAGGGCAAATTGTTACGTGGACTTTGGAAAGCAATCATAAATCACACCTAGCTTGGGATATTGCTGTTGGTCCTCCACAATCTTTATATGATGTAGTTACACTTACTCGAGTAGGGGCTATTGCGAAAAAGTTAGGCATTACATGGGGAGGCACATGGATAGGTAATATTGATCGGCCGCATTTTGAGGTTAAAGCAAGTTGGAAGATGCCTGCAGGTTATAAGTTAGAGGGCAAATTGAACGTGCCTACTAATAGTAAAGGACAAGTACAACTAATCGTAGAGGATAAAAAGGAGGAAATCAAAATGACTCAAACATGGAACCCTGGTTCACCAGCTATGAAAACTGAAACGGAAAACTTTATTGCGCAGGCGGTTAAAGATGGTATTATTCAGGAATCACACTTGAAGGATTTACAGAATGGTACAATGACCACTGATCGTTTGATTGGGTTGTATATTACAATTCAGCAAAGACGCAGTAAATAAATGAAGTGAGACCAAGATAGCTTAATGACTGTCTTGGTCATTTTCAAATTTAAGATTAAAAATTTATATAACTATCTTCATCTCTGTTTGGGTCATAATATAGAAAGTCTTTTATTCCATGTTTTTCCTGTAAGTATTCTTTTACTATTTCTATATCTTTACCGAAAGTAGGGTATGGGGAGCTTCCGAATCTTATTAAATAAGGTGCTTCTTCAGATATAGAAGCGTATAGTATTTCTTTATCATCGTAGTGGAAATCGACATTCCACCCTCTATAACAAATTAAAAAAGTTCCATCGTCTCTTAGTCCACATTTATCTTCATAAGGAACGATATTAACATTACATACTTTATTATTTATTAAAAATGAATCCATGTTACCTTACTCCTTAATATAATTATGTACAGTATCATTTTAATGGAAACGAGAGTGGAAAGTACATATAAAAAACAGACAACTTTGTTAGTTATCTGTTTCCTCATCTATACGCTGTAACAAGTCACCTAAATTCTTTACATCCAGAGCAACCATAATTTTCTCAAGTGCATCCTTTGGATACATCTTCATTTTATTGTTAGCAATTTCACTAATCAAACGTGTTGTAAGTCCTGTTTGTTCAGCTAAATCCTTCTGACTCATATCTCTTTCAGCGAGTAACACTTTTAACCTCGATTTTAAATACAT